AAATAAATGACAACCTCAAAAGAACAATTGGAAAAAGCTCTTAGTTCATCAGGATTGGACAAGCTAGACAGTAAATATCCAGATCTTGATCGAGCATATAAGGTTTTGAATAACAAACTGGCTGGCTACAATAATTTATGGGATTATTATGATGGGGATCAACCTCTTATGTATACTGCCAGACGAATGAGAGATTTATTCCGGGGCCTGGATATGTCTACATTTGTTGAAAATTGGTGTGCAGTAGTTATCGATGCTGCCAATGATCGGATCAACCTTTCGAGCGTATCTGTAAAATCTTCTTCAGATAATGATTTACTGGAAGAAGCCTGGCAATCAAAGGAGGTTGGATTGGAAGCTGATGATGTCCATGAAGCTGCCCTGGTTGTTGGTGAATCTTATGTTATTGTTTGGCCAGATGAAGATGAAAAGGCTGAGATATTTTATAATGATCCCCGGTTAGTCCATTTATTCTATGACCCAGCTAATCCCAAAAAGAAACGTTATGGCGCCAAATGGTGGGTAGATTCAGCGCAACATCTACGGATAACGCTTTATTATCCTGATCGATTAGAATATTACCGAAGCACAAAATTGGCTAAAAACGTAAGCTCAGTTAAAGCATTCAGGCCTTTTAGTCCAGACGATTCTGAGGGTGGAGAAACTGCAGAAAATACTTACGCGGAAGTGCCTATATTTCACTTCCGTATAGAGCGAAGAAAGGTAAAAGGAGATCTGGCAAATGCTGTCCCCCTTCAAAACGGGATCAATAAGCTCCTCACAGATATGATGGTTGCAGCTGAATATGGCGCATTTAGCCAAAGATATATTATTTCTCATGCAGATACAGCTTCTCTCAAAAATGCTCCTGGTCAGATCTGGGAAGTTCCTGCTGGTGATGGAATAGGAGAACCAACTAAAATCGGGCAGTTTGAAGCCACTCCTTTGGAGAACTATATTAAAGCGATTGATCATCTAGCTTCCTCTATGGCAATAATAGCCCGTACTCCTAAACATTTCCTTTTCCAACAAGGAGGAGATCCATCTGGTGAAGCATTAATCGCAATGGAAGCGCCTTTAAACAAAAGGTGCAATGATCATATTGAAAAGTTTAAGCCGGTATGGAAAGAAGTCGTGGTATTTATGTTAAAAGTGATGAAAAAAGATACTCTTAAAGAAGATGTTGAGATCACTTTTGATAAGCCGGAAACTATTCAACCATTGGCAGAAGCGAAGATTAGGACCGAAGGAAAGAACGCCGGTATTCCTCTGAAAACAATGCTTAGAGATGAAGGAAAATCCGAGGCCTGGATGGAGCAGATGGAGAAGGACAAGAAAGAAGAGCAGAAAGAAAGCTCTAATAATTTAGGAGCTGCATTGGCAAAAGCAATGAGAGATTCAAATCAACCAGGGGAAACTGAGGAAGAATAATGGTTTTCCCAGGTGATCTAGGCAAGTCTGCCGTAGTTCAAAGGATGCTGGAATTCAAGAAGGATTTGATTGCCCGGGATGTTGACACTATTCTGTTTATGGGAGAGCGCTGGATGCAAGTAGAGAATGTATTAGAGGCCAATATCCAGCTGTTAGCCATGGAAATTGCAGAGGCCGGCCTGGATGTCAATATTCAAGATATTTACAGGATGAGGAGATATCAAAAGCTTTTAGCCCAAACGCGGGAAGAGATGAGAACGTATAATTTATGGGCTACAGAATATATTGCAGGTAATCAAAAGAAATTGGGGGTTTTGGGGATCAACCAGGCAGCTGAATCAATACGGGTTTCTTTACTCCCTACTGGATCTGTAGCATTTTTTGACAAGATACCGGTTACTGCTGTGGAGCACATGGTTGGAGTAGCCGGTGAGGGGGGTCCTATTTATACCTTATTGGAAACAGCCTATCCTGAAGCCGTTGATCAAATGACTGATGCCTTGATCAGGAATGTTGCTCTCGGAATTCCGCCTGTGCAAACTGCAAAAGAGATGATGGCGGGATTGGCCGGGGGATTGAACCACGCCCTCACAGTGGCCAGAACTGAGCAGCTGAGGGTTTATCGAGAAGCTTCCAGGCTGCAATATGAAGCTTCCGGGGCCGTAAAAGGATATAAGAGATTTGCCAGCAAGTCCGGGAAAACCTGTGCTTTATGTTTAGCTTTAGATGGGGAGGTTTATCCTACGGAAGAATTAATGTCAGTTCATCCAAATGATCGATGTGTAATGATTCCTTTGGTACGGGGAGCCTCAGAGCCTACCTGGGAGAGTGGGGAGGACTGGCTGAGAAAGCAGGATCCAGAAATACAGAAACAGATCTTAGGTCCAGGAGCGCTAGAAATGTGGAATTCTGGAGAGATTGAATTAATAGATCTGGTAAATAAAGTGGAGCATCCTATCTGGGGCCCATCTTTGCAAAGAACTCCTTTAAGAGATTTAGTGAATTGACTTGTAGAAATGTTAAATTTATTATAGAATGGAATTAGCTGAAGATGAGCGATAAACAACTTGCCGATTTGGTGTGCCGTGCCTTACTTGCCATTGTGGCAGCAATAAGGAAAAGATACGGATTGCCAGATTATAAGGGGATAACTCTAAAAATTGTGATAGACTAAATGTAATATATAACAAGCCCCGTTTTATTAAACCGCGCTTGCAGAAGGTAGAGATGCCTCTGTGAGTGCGTTTTTTTGTTGTATCAATATATTATCCTCCCACGATGGCGGGAAGCCATCACTAAGGTGGGATACCTAACCGGAGGTTTACATGAATATCTTTAAAAAAGGTTTGTATTATTCTCCAGCAGACGATAAGCCGGAAGGCGATCAGAAACCTGAAGATAAAAAACCGGCTGAAAAACCGGCAGAAGTAGAAGAGGTCAAGTGGGAAACTTGGCACGATGCTTTGCCTGAGCCAGCGAAGAAATTAGTTGCTGATCATGTCAGTGGACTAAAGACCGCCCTGGCTTCCGAGCGGGATGCTCGGGGAACTGCAGAAGAGGACTTAAGGAAAGTAGCAGCTGATCTTGAAAAAGGATCAGATGCACAGAAGAAAGTTCTCAAGCTTGCAGATGATGTTGCAGCCGGGGATAGAAAAGCAGACTTTTACGAAGATGCTCATAAAGCTAGTGTGACCAATCTGAAGTTGGCTTTTCATATAGCCACAACCGAGGATCTTTTTGACAAGCGAGGGATCGTTGATTTCGAGAAAATGAAAAAAGATTATCCCGAATTGTTTGGCAAGAAGAAAATTCCTGATGGATCTGCTGGTGATGGAACGGATGGGAAACCACCAGGCGGAGAACCAGATATGAACTATTTGATCCGCAGAAAAGCAGGAAGAGTAAAATAACTTAATAATAAAAGGAAGGTAAAGATGCCTTACAATAGTTTAATTTCAAGGGATGATGCCAGTACATTAATCCCCGAAGTACACGCTGCAGAAATTATCCAGAACTTAACGGAAGAGTCAATCGTTATGCGTCTTGGTAAACGACTAGCAAATATGTCCACTGCTCAAACCAGGATGTCGGTTTTATCGCTGTTTCCAATTGGGTATTTTGTGGATGGCGATACTGGCCTGAAGAAAACCACAGAAATCAACTGGGAAAACAAATATATCAATGCTGAGGAAATTGCAGTATTGGTTCCTGTTCCCAAAGCCGTTTTGGATGATGTCACTTATGACATCTGGGGACAAGCCAAGCCTTTGATTGCAGAAGAGTTTGGACGGGTCTTTGACGCTGCTGTTTTATTTGGCGACAATAAACCTGCTGCTTGGCCGACCGATGTATTAGCGGCGGCAGTTGCTGCAAGCAATGATGTAACCCTGGGCGCGGGCACAGACCTGTATGAGGATCTCATGGACGTGGGTGGAGTGATTGCCCAGGTAGAAGCTGATGGATATTTCCATTCAGGATCCGCAGCTTCAATTGGCATGAGGGCCCAGTTACGTGGCATTCGTGATTCAGAGGGAGATTTGATTTTTACCAAGTCAATGCAGGAAGGTAGTTCTTACTTCCTGGACGGTGAAGCAATGTACTTCCCGCGGAACGGATGCTGGGATGTTGCCCAAGCTCACTTAATTTTGGGTGAATGGGAGAAGCTGGTTTGGTCACTTCGTCAGGATATTACATATGATGTTTTCGACCAGGGAGTTATCCAAGACGCTACCGGCGCCATTGTTTTCAACCTAATGCAACAGGACATGGTTGCCCTCCGTGCAGTAATGCGGATCGGCTTCCAGGTTCCCAATCCTATCAACCGCTTACAGGAAACTGAAGCGGACCGCTACCCATTTGCGGTACTAATTCCTTAAGGAGGATTAAAATGTCTTTATATCCAAGAAATCTTAATGAATATGTAGCCAGTATGGGTATCCCAAGAGGACCAGATTCTGATGTGTATTTGGTCGATCCCGTGAATGGGGATGATGATTGGTCTGGAACCAATTGGGAAAAACCGATGAAAACTGTTATTGCTGCCGAGGAAAAATGCGTGGCGAACCAGCATGATACTGTGCTTTTCCTTGCGCGATCTTCTGCCGATAATCCCACAGCATCAATTGTTTGGGATAAGGACTATACCCATCTTATCGGTGTAGGTTCTTATCTGCCCGGTCTAGGCAACCGGTCAAGAATCGTTATGGCAGCTGCTACGGCACTCTTGTCAGTTATTACAATTTCAGGAAATGGCTGTATTTTCAGAAATCTTCAATTCGGCAATGAAAAAGCTCCTGGGGCAGCTGCAGGTGTAGCTGTTATTACCGGGATCCGCAACATCTTCGAGAATGTCTTTTTCATGGTCCCGTTTGCTACGGATGCTGCTTCATTTTCATTGAAGTTGTCAGGTGGCGAAAACACTTTCATACGATGCACAATTGGTCAAACAACTTCATTACGGACAGGTGCATCTTATGGATTCTGGATGCATAAGGGAGCAGGAGATAATCAGCGTAACAAGTTTATTGATTGTGAATTCCTCTCCTGGTCATCTGTTGTAAATCATGTTCTGGTTTATGTTGATGTTGATATCAATAATGAAGGATTCTCTATTCAGTTTGAGAATTGTATGTTCTGGAATCTCAATGGCGGTAATGATCTTTCAGTAGCTATAGATGATAACTGTGCTGTAGCTCATCAGCTCCTAATGCGTGGTCAAGAAAACTGTGTAGTTGGATGCACAGCAGTTGCTGATCCACTAACCTATGTACTCAAAGCTGAGACTGGAACGGGTACTCA